ACGGCGTTGAGGCATACCGGGTTGCCAAGAACAGCAAAGCCCGTCGCGCAAGCGATGACAGGTCGGAAAGCAACGACCACAAACCAGAGCTTTTTTTCTTCAAAGAGGGCTCTGCTTTGTGGGTTACCTGAACTTACCAAGAAGGTGTAACGCACGCACTTCTGGTTGCGAAAGAGATTACTGTGAGCTTGGGGAGGCAATCGTTTTTATTTTTTCAATCGGAGGTCTTATGTCATGGTTCCACAAGTATTTACCCTCGTTCTGCAAGAACTCTCAGCGCAATTCAAACGCCGCAGCCCAGCAACCAGCGCCGCCTGATAAGGCTCCAAGCCCGCAGGATAAAACAGGCTCACAGCCAGTACCCCCAAGAAAGCGCACACCTCTCAGTGCATCACAGCTGGATTACTAAACACCGAGCGCTCTTCAAACAGAGCACTCTCACTAACAGGGAATAACAAAATGAAAGAATCTAAACAGCAAGGCCAACCTAGCAAGCCTGAGCCGCGCAATCACAGCAAACCGGCTGAGCAAAAAACCAATTCCAAGCCTTCTTCAATTCAGCCATCCACCTTTGACAAGGGACACCCTGGACAGTGCCCAAAGGAAAAAACTGAAGACGTGTACGAGTAAGGAGGATGCGTTTTTTTGATTAACGCACCTGTCTATCAATAGAGCTTTGCCTGCCTAGTGCAGGTTTTTTTTATCCATACAAAAACTGGCTAACACCCTATTGAATTCTGTGAAGCTAAGCGGATGTAACGCCCAACCAGCAGTCCCCACAAAGATGTACTCTGAACGTGGGAGGGTTTATGGCTATTTCTTAAAGAGGTGTTGTATGTCTTGGCTTCAAAAATGCTTTAAAAACCTGTGTAGATGCTGTGGCGCGAAACCTAACGCCACCGCTACGCACCCTCCTCCTAATCAGCCCGATAAGGCGCCCACTGATCAGGAGCAAAAAAACGATCAGCAGCAACAGCGCCAGCGAATGAATCCGTCAAACCCTTTGCCCCTCACCAAACTTGAGGCTGAATACTAGGTGCCGCAGGCGCTCATCATCACTAGATGAAGCCCTACTTAAACAATGTCGTTACTTACGTATTCGTACAACGATGGTACTCATTTAGGTTCACTGTGAAGACGTGGCAACCATTTCGGTTACCACAAACCTAAGGAGTCATCGCTATGACACAAACCAACCAACCAGGTTCTACCAACCCCAGCCAAAAGCCAGGCCAGCCGCAGCAAGCAGCGCCTAACAAGCCACAGCCTGGGCAGCAGCCTTCGGATAAAAATCAAGACGACAAGTCCAAGCAACACAGCTAAAGCTTGTTTCTTGCCAAGGTAACCGTCTCGCTTACCTGTCTGGATCCTAGTAACAAGGCCCGCACATAGCGGGTTTTTTTCGTCTTGTTTTAACAGGGCCATTCAGTGAACCCTTTGCGCTTTACGGGTCTCGCTTGCAACGCCTATCCCTCTGGGCAAAGCAGGTAGCAAAGGGCTCGCTAGATGGTGAATGCGCGGCAAGCCGCGTGGCGCTTTGCAATTGAACCGGCGTCGGAATGTCCAAGGCTGTACCCGAAAGGGCTAGGCAGCTGCCATGAAAAAACAGGCGCGACCCTGACCACCATCTACCTTTTCCAGCCGGGTTGTGGGTATCTCCTCCCTCCCTCTCTTACTTCCCATGACATGCCGAAAGGCACCGGCTCTTTATTCCCCCAAGCCCGCAATACGCGGGCTTTTTTGTTTCTGGAGGCTCACTATGTTGATGACTGCAAACCCCTGCGCAGATGCTGAGCGCTGGGCCAACGAACAGGACCGCCGCGCCGCACAGGCTGAAGCGTTGGAAATCAAGGCCTATGGCATTGCTCTCGAAGCCCTGAGTTCCAAGCAGGCCAGTTGGTACAAGGCCCACCATGTCGGCGACACGATGCTGACGCCCGATGAGGTGATGGTCGACGCAATTGGTAATGACGACGATGTGACCGATGCGTTTGACGCACTGATGACCGACCCAGCACCAGCAGCTCAAAAGCTGCGCGAGGCTTTGGCTTCATACATGGCCAAGCACTTTTGGCCGTCAATTGCAGGGTATCCAGATGCAGTTTGACTACACCCCACCGCCCTCCTACCCAGAGCCGCTGCCGCCCGAGCAAGTGCGCGAGTTGCTGGGGCCGACAGACGATGAACACAGCGCTGACGCTCTTTAGGAGACTGGCCTATGGCAAAGAAAGAAATCCCAGCGCAAACCATTTGGATTTGCGATTGCTGTGCGAGTGAGCTGACCAGGCAAAACTGGAACCACCAAGGCAGCGTTGACGTCAGAACCGTAGCGCGCGACTTCAGTGGCGGCATGGTCGGCGAAGAACGCAACCACTACGACCTTTGCGACACCTGCTTTCACGCAGCACAGAAAGCCATTATCGAAACCATCAAAGGCAAGGAGACGCCATGCTCTACCTAATCAAAGTCCGCGGCGCGGGCCAGTTCCGACTGCCCTTCGCCAGCACCAAGGCCGCAATCACCTGGGCTGCCATCTGCTTTCCTCGTTGCCATCCGGCCAGCGTGATTTGCTTGGATAGGGTTCCAGCATGACCCCACCCCTGCAACTCCAGCGCATCCCCAAGCGCCGCCGATTCAAGCCCGCCACTGTGCGGGCTTTGTTTTGGGTGATTGCCATCCCTTGTTTCGCCATCTTCTGCGCCGGCGTCATAGCTAAGTGCACCCCCAACCCTGTTTTTCCACTGTGAGGTTTGAATGAATGCAGTAACAAGCCAGGCCGAAACATCGGCCCTTCCCGTCACCATGGGCTTTGGCGATCTGGCCAGCTTTGAATTCCTGCAACGCAGCGCCAAGGCCTTTGCCAACAGCACGATGGTGCCAGCGGCATATCAGGCGCGCGTCCAAAAAGGCTACGGAGAGCGCGCGCGCTGGGAGGAAAACCCAGCCGCCCTGTCCAACTGCATGATCGCGCTGGACATGGCGCAGCGCATGAACGCGAACCCGCTGATGATCATGCAGAACTTGTACCCCATCGAGGGCAAGCCCAGTTGGTCGAGCCAGTTCATCATCGCGGCCATCAACAACTGCGGCCGCTTTTCTCCGCTGCGCTTCGATCTGGAATGGCTGGACGAGATTGATGCGACCTACTCCACATTTGAATGGATCAACAACCAGAAGGTGGAGAAGAAGCAAAAGATCCGCGTCAAAAACGCCCGGTGCGTTGCCTGGGCCCTTGAAAAGGCGACGGGCCAGCGCGTGGAATCTGCCCCCGTGACCATGGAAATGGCGGTCAACGAGGGCTGGTACGGGAAGAACGGCAGCAAGTGGCGTTCGATGCCCGACCTGATGCTGCGCTACCGGTCTGCCGCCTTCTTCGGCCGCATCTACGCGCCCGAGCTGCTGATGGGTCTGCCGACCGCCGAGGAGGTGCAGGACGTTTTTGTCCAAGACCCAGCAGGCAACGTCATCCACGCGGGCGCCCAGGCCGTACCCAAGAGCATGGGCGAGGCCGAGGTGGTTCCTACGACTTTCGACCAGGCCCGATTCGATACCGGCATGAACGCCTGGGCCAAGGCCATCGCCGATGGCGTCAAGACCCGCGACGAAACCCTGGGCTGGCTGAACGCCATCGCGCCACTCACCACGGAGCAGATCGTGCAACTCGACGCAATGGTCAAAGAGCTGACGCCAACCCCGCTCAAGACAGAAGACGGCCCCAACGACGGCGCGCCTGTAGTGGTGCCGGCCAAGCTGGAGGCCGACATCAAGGCCTGCACCGACATCGACCGACTGTATGAGCTGGGCAGCCTGATCGAGGCCATCGCCGACGACGCCGAGCACGACCGACTGACCGCACTTTTTGACGCCAAGCTGGCAGAACTGGAGCAAGCAGCATGAGCATGCAAACCGTATCTCTCGTCCAGGGTAGCCCTGAGTGGCACGCCCACCGCGCTCATCACTTCAATGCCAGCGACGCCCCCGCCATGATGGGCTGCAGCAGCTACAAAACACGCTCGCAGCTGATCAAGGAGATGGCCACCGGCATTTGCGAAGAAGTGGATCCAGCCACGCAGCGCCTCTTCGATGATGGCCACCGCTTTGAAGCCTTGGCCCGTCCACTGGCACAGGAAATTATTGGTGAGGACTTGTCGCCATGCGTGGGGGTGAAGGGCAAGTACAGTGCCAGCTTCGATGGCCTGACTTTCATGCACGATGTTTCATCCGAGCACAAAACTCTGAATAAAGCACTGCGTGAAGCCATGTTTGAAGGCTGCACAGGCGCTGACCTGCCCTTGCAATACAGGGTTCAGATGGAACACCAGATGATGGTGTCCGGCAGTGAGCGATCCTTGTTCATGGCCAGCGAGTGGACGGAAGACGGCCAATTGGTCGAAGAGCGCCACTGCTGGTACGAGCCAGACGCCGAGCTGCGCGCCCAGATCATCGCTGGCTGGGAGCAGCTGGAAAAGGATGTGGCCGCCTACGACCCAGCAGCCGAGCGCCCTGCTCCTGCTGTGGCCACCCCCGTGGAGAGCCTGCCCGCTGTGGTGGTTCAGGTGAACGGTGCTCTGACAGTGGGCGGCAATCTGGATGCCTTTGGCGATGCGCTACGCCAGTTCATTGCCCGCATCCCTGCCAAGCCTGCGACTGACCAAGAGTTTGCCGATGCCGAAGCCGCAACCAAAGCGCTGAAAAAGGCCGAAGAAGCCCTGGCCACCGCCGAAGATGGTGCACTGGCACAGATCAGCGATGTGGAATTGATGCGACGTACCGTGGCCGACCTGAAGAACTTGGCGCGCACTACCCGCTTGGCTACGGAGAAGCTGGTGGCGGCGGAGAAGGAAGCACGCCGCACAGAAATCGTGACTGGTGCACAAGCGCAGCTTGACCAGCACGTGCAAGCACTGAACCAGCGCCTGGGCACCAATTGGCTGCCTCGTATTGCGGGTGGATTTGCGGAAACGATCAAGGGGCTGAAGTCGCTGGACAGCATGCGCGACAAGGTGGCCGTGGCACTGACCAATGCCAAACACGATGCCAACCAGTTGGCCTACCGGCTGGAGGCAAACCGCCAGCACTTGGTACAAGACGATGGGGACTGGATTGCCCTCTTCGCGGACTTCTCCACCGTGGGCACCAAGGCTGCCGAAGACTTCCAAGCCCTGGCCTCGCTACGCATCGGCAACCACAAGCAAGCCGAGGCCGCACGCCTGAATAAAGAGCGCGAGCGCATCCGCGCCGAGGAAGCGGCACGCCTGGAGCGCGAAGCGGCGGCCAAAGCCCAGCAGGACGCTGAACAGGAGCGCCTGCGCATCCAGCAGCAGGCTCAGCAAGATCAAGCAGAGATTGCACAGGCCCAGCAGTCTGGTGAGCTGACCCAGCCAGTTGCCCAGGACTTAAAAGGACTGGTGGCCCATAAGGCGGCAGAGGATCTGGCTGGTGTGGATGCACAAGAAGCAATCACGGCGGCGCAGGCCAGTGCTGCAGCCGACAGTGGCCCACTCTTGACTCTGGGCCAGTTGAACACGCGCATGGAGGGTTTGGGCCTTGGCAAGATTAGCGCTGCCACTTTGGAGCACCACGGTATTGCGTTCAGCAAAGAGCGCTCTGCCGTGCAAATTACCGAAGGCAATGCCCGCCGCCTGATGCTGCTGCTTTCCTTGGGCTATCGCAAGCTAGCCGATGACTTGCAAGCAGTCAATGCATAAAACATAGCGCTAGTGCTTTTGCAGATAAGCGCTAGACTAACTTTTTACCGTCTAAAAGGAGCCATCCATGAACAAGACAGACCTGATTGAGCACATTGCACACAACGCCGATATATCCAAGGCAGCCGCAGCACGCTCCCTGGATGCCACCATTGAAGCCGTGAAGTCCACCCTCAAAAAAGGTGGCACTGTCTCGCTGGTGGGCTTTGGCACCTTCTCCGTGAACAAGCGTGCAGCGCGCACTGGGCGCAACCCTCGCACTGGCGAAGCAGTCGAGATCAAGGCCGCCAAGGTGCCCAAGTTCACCGCAGGCAAAGCACTCAAGGATGCGCTGAACTGATCAAAACAATAGCTACCACAACAAGCCCGCTCTAACCCAGCGGGCTTTTTTATTGCCTGAACCATAAGGAAATCATGCGCACCGCACTCTTTTACGACGCCGAGACGACCGCCTTGCCACTGTTCAAAGAACCCAGCAGCCACCCAGATCAACCACACATCGTGCAGCTGGCCGCATTCTTGGTCGACTTGGACACTCGCGAGACCCTCTCCTCCATGGACGTGATCGTTCGCCCCGAAGGCTGGACCATCCCGGATGACATGACCGCCATCCACGGCATCAGCACCCAGAAGGCACTGGACTTCGGCGTCCCTGAAGCCCAGGCAGTTGACATGTTGCTGGCACTGCACAGCAATGCAACGGTTCGTATTGGCCACAACGAGTCGTTTGATGCCCGTGTGGTGCGTATTGGCGCCAAGCGTTTCATTGACCCTCGCGAGCCGGACGAAGACCTGCCCATGTCCGATGAGTGGAAGGCTGGTGCCGCCGAGTGCACCGCGCGCCTGGCAACACCGATCTGCAAGCTGCCACCCACGGCCAAGATGCGCGGCGGCAACAAAACGCCGACGCTGCTAGAGGCCTACCAGCACTTTTTCGGGCAGGACTTTCCGGGGCAGCACACCGCCCGCGGTGATGCGCTGGCCTGCATGCGTGTTTATTTCGCAATCCAAGACCTCAACAAAGGACAGTAACGATGTTCCAACTCGTAGAGCCCACCGAAGTCAACATCACCAACGCCAACCCTCGCCGCGAACTGCACGGGGAAGAGAAGGTGCGCGCCATTGATCTGCAATTCACCCTCACCGGTGACAACAAGCTGCTCGACCTGATCCAAGATGGCCTGCGCATGCATCACTACTGCAACCGCGCAGCAGATGCCCAGCAAGAGAGCCTGCTGCCCCAAGAGCTGGCGCACCTGCCCAACATCCGACACCCCAACCTGCCCACGGTGTACCACTACCAAAAGGGAGTGAAGCTGCGCGGCTATCGTTTCATTTGGGACTATGGCCTTGATGATGCCCGCGTGGACTTCCAAGACGTAGTGCTGGCCAACCTGCAGTATGAAATCTTTGAAGGCGGCTCGGTCGAGGTCAAAGGCACGATTCAGTACAACGGCGAAGAGCTACAGGACAACATCCTCTACGGTGAGCTGTCCGGCCTGGCATCGGAAGAGCCCATCTATATCAAGCTGCTGGCACCTGCTACTGCCCAGGTGGCAAAGAAAGGCTACCGTGCGGGCAAGCCTGATACCCAGGCTTCGCCGGAAAAGAATCCCGACCAGCTGGATTTGGAGGATGGGCAGCAGTCGCCTGAGGATGCGTTTGCCCTTGCAGCCATGGGCAAGGTCTGGTCGCGCGGCTGCGATGAAGAGAAGTACGACTGCATTGACGCCCTGCTGGCAGCCACTCACTCTGAAGAAGCTCTTGAAGTCGGCGAAGAACTGGACATTGAAACCGAGTCTGGCCTATTGGTCGTGATCCGCATCACGGCCGTTGACGAAGACACGGACAAGGCCAGTTTTGAGGTCGTTTCTCAGCAAGCGCTGGAAGAAGCTGAAGGCTAATCAGCCACGCTATCAAAGCAAATGCCCGCTAAGTGCGGGCTATCTTTGTTCCAGAGGTATGAGCACAGCGCCCGCCTGGGTGCTGTCCTGATTCCCCTGCACACGGAGACCGAAGCCGCTTATCAGATGCTAAGCGACACGCGTGTGCCATCAGCGGCCACCATCACATTGCCAGCGTCGGACACAACAATGGGCACGCCCAAGAAGTCCTCGCCCAACGCACTGCGGTTGCTGTAGTTCATGGTTGTGACCACCAGCTCACGGTTTTCCACCAAGGCCGCATGCGCGCTGGCAGTCAGCTCAAAGCGCTGGGGGTATGCGTTGTTGTGGGCTTTCCAGTGCTCACGCAAGGCACCGGTCATTGATTCGTACAGGCTAGACATTCAAGCAGTCTAAGCCGCAAACGCCTCCCTCCGGTTTGCTATACAACGCAGCACCCCAAACCTGGGCACGCTAAACAAAAAACCCGCAGAAGCGGGTTTTGTTATTAAGGGCTCACAACTGACTGGTCAGCAGTGCACCCATGTGTTGGCACTGCACTTAAACAGGAAGCGCAACCCCAAGCTTTGCAAGCTTAGATGCAATCACATCGCGACGACGAGCGGCTTTAGATGCTGTCTCAGCCGCCGTTTTCAGTGTGGCAGGGCCTTTGGAAGACAAGGTCAGTACAAGAGCCGCTTTTTGGGCAGCTTCAGCAGCAACTTTTTTATAACTTGCGATGAGTTCGGCGTGTGCAATAGGTTGGTTCACAAAATTTCCATATTTGAATCAGTCCCTATTGTTGCCTAAAACCACCTCACTTCACCTAAGCCCGCACGGCACATGCCAGGCGGGCTTTTTTACTGGAGCACAACATGAGCACCCTGCCCACACCTCAGCCCCTACACCCACCCAAGCGCTGCGCCAGCTGCGGAGCACCAGTCCATCATGAACCCAAGGAAGGCGAAGGCCTGCCTTGCGGGCACTAAAGGAGAAGTCATGAGCAATACCGAACAAAAGGAATGCTGGTCGATAGACGGCGAGGAATTCAACCACGACAGCCTGGGCGACCTGCTTGACAAGCGAAGCGATGAAGTCCGACCAGGACACAAAGTTTGGCGCGGCACAGCAAAGCGCCCGAGCATGTCGGACTTTGCGGATGCCGACAGCGTGATTGAAGACATTGCTGTGCGGGCCAACGACTTTGGTGGCGAATACGCAGAGGGCTACCCCGAAGTGTCGCCAGAGCACAAGGCAAAACTGCAGACCCTGCTGGAGCAGTGGCTTGCCGAATGCCCATCGCCACGCTTCTACCAAGTCACCAATGCCGCGCCTTATGTGCTAGCGGATACCGATTTCACCCAAGAGCAGTTGGCCGAAATTGCCGCGCAGGAAGAGGACGAAAGCGCCGGCCGCACAGCAGAAAAGGAGGCCAAATGAGCCGCAGAGCCCGTCAACGCCGCGACAAGCGCACACCTTGGCCTGATTTTGACGAACCACAGCCCCGCTAAGCCGGGGCTTTTTTATTGGGTGAACTATGAAGCACCACGACACAGCATCCAAAAATGCCACGCCTGAAACACGAGTCTCCATTGAGCCTGAGTGGGTCTTGGCTTCCAAATACCAAGAGCTCACAGGTACCACGCCGAATGCGGTACATCAGCGCCGTAAAGAAGGCGTGTGGCTCGACGGGACTCACTGCGCAGTGATTGCGCGGCGTCTTTATGTCAATGTGAAGGAAGCAGACAAATGGATAAGAAACCAAGTCTCTCAACGCCAACGGGCGTATTAATTCGGCAGATGGCATCAGGGCCACGTATCCAAGTGGCCTTTACCTGGGAGGGCAAACAGTGTCGAGAGCTGCTGCCTCCCTGCCCGATCAACAAAGCGTCTGTACAGTACGCCGCTAACCTTCGCGGCGAAATACTGCGGCGGATTGCAGATGGAAAGTTCGTCTACAAGGAGTATTTCCCCGAAAGCACCAAAGCGAAAAAGAAAACCGTCAACTCTAGCCTTATGGAAGAGCTGCTTGATAAGCAGCTGCAGCTCTATCAAAAGCAGGTGGAGAACGGCAAGATGTCACCAGCGACTTTTGCAGGTTACAAAAAAAGCCTGACTGGCGAGCGTATGCAGCGCTGGCACGGCATGGAGTTGCACGAGGTCACTCCCGCCCTGCTGCGAGACTGGATCGGCAACATGGACTGCACCGCCAAGGCCATACGAAACATGCTCACGCCATTGCGCTCCGTGTTCGAAGATGCGCTCAATGATGGGCTGGTCGTGAGTAACCCATTCGACCAAATCGCCCTAGCCAAGTTGATTCGACAGAACAGCAAGTCGAGCGATTACGTCATTGAGCCATTCTCGCAGTCAGAGCGAGAGGCTATTTTGGCCGCCTGCCGGGATGATGAACGCCCCACTTTTCAGTTCTGGTTCAACACCGGACTGCGTCCAGGAGAGCTTCAAGCTCTGGAGTGGCAGCACATCGACCTTGAGAATGCGACAGCTCGCATTGAGCTGAACCAGGTTGCAGGTGTGATCAAGAGCCCCAAAACGGCTGCAGGGCTGCGTGTCGTGGATCTAAATGCCGATGCTGTAGCGGCGCTGATCGCACAAAAGCCCATCAGCATCAAACGTGGTCAGCGTGTTTTTCTCAACCCACGCACCTTGGCACCCTGGTCCACGGATGCACAAATCCGTAAAACTGCATGGCTACCCATCATGGAGCGTGCCGGGATCAAGTACCGGAATCCCTATCAAATCCGGCACACCTATGCCTCAACCATGCTGACCGCTGGTGCCAACCCTTGGTACATAGCGAGCCAGCTGGGCCATGAGGACGTGGAGATGGTCTTCAGAACCTATGGCAAGTTCATCCGTGAAGACTTCCAAAAGCCAAAGCCAGCAGCTCAACTCGCCAAGTGATCGGTGCGATTTCCGTGCGAATCCCGGTGTGAATCTGGTGTGAAATCGGTGTGAATTCAGCACCACGAAGCACAAGAAAACGGGCAAAAACAAAGGCCACACGGTGATTTCTCACTGTGTGGCCTTGTGGTGGATGGTGGAGCTGGCGGGAATTGAACCCGCGTCCGCAAGCCTTCGTCAGGCAGATCTACATGTTTAGTGTTCT